GGGTCATACTGTCTCTCTGGCGCTTTTAGTTTTGATTTCTACATTAATCCAAGGTACGGCTCGGAGTCACTAAAAGGTACCGAGTACGTTGCAGGCACCGTCTTTCATTTATCCTCTAGCTACGCATTGTCTTTGGTCACAGGTTCTCTAAAGGACTACAATGGAAATCCTGATGGTTTTAGGCTAAAACTTCAGCTGAGTCACAGTGCAGACTATTCACCAACCTCTGCGACACCTGGAAATTATCCTTATGATCTTGTTTTCTTATCGAGCGACAATTCGCTGAGAAGGAATAAGTGGCATCACGTTGTTGTCAGGTGGGGCACTAACATCATAAATGACGGAACAGGATCCTTTGTCGTCGACGGAGTGACGGTGGGTAATTTCGTGATACCTTCTGGAACTATAATGCCGAAGGCTTTCACGTCTTCTGAAAATCCTGACGTTCTTTGTTTAGGAAATTTCTATCAAGGAAGCAATACAGGAAACTCTGCCCAGAGTTTATTCTTCGGTCAACTTCCTTCTGCTCGATACGGCTTGGAGCAGATGTCATCTGATTCTTCTAGAGACGTTCCTGAAAGTTTTACTTTCAATAATCCATTGAAAGCTGAAGTTCATGATTTGGTTCTGAGACGTTACTTCATATCAGACGAAGAGCTAAGGATAAGCGGGTCCAACGGCATAGGAAACGATGCTCTGTCCTCAAACATAGCCTTTTATGTTCCGCCGTTCTTTGTAGAAGAGTCACCAATTAGAAGAAACATAAACGGTCTAGGAGGAGTTCTCCAGACGCCTTACCTGTCGATCGACGGAACTACGGACGATCCTTTCAATGTGGCAATGTCGTTTGGCGTCGACGGTCACTACATAAACCTTGAAAATTTTACCAAAGACTTCGCGACGGGAAGATTTCCAAGACTTTTGGCACTCTCTGCCTCCGCATTAAACTACACAACTAGTGATGAGTCTGCTAATTCTGTGTTATACAGTGACCCTCAAGTCGCTAAGAGAAACTTGACAATTCTTCCCTGTGATGACGGTAACTTTAGTCCCAACTATGAGTTGCTAGAAAGAGAAACTTATAAGAACAAATTCACAGACAGTTTTGGATTTGTAGACTACAGTTTCATTAACTTAGACAACTTGGTAACGTCGGCATCTCTAATTGCTGGAGGAGTCAATTCAGAAGTACCTGAAGACTATGTGACAACTCTGTACGGACCAACTCCAGAGTTTCCTGGACTCGCACCAGGACTTTCATTTAACAACTACATAAAGACTTTAAGCGGTTCCATTTCTTCATTGACTCAAGACTCAGACTTTGATAGAGGACTGCAGCAAGGTGTGCCTCTCGCCATTTATCAGAGGACACTAGATCCGTCTTCTAATCAAGTGACGATTTTTAACATCAGTAATCTTTACTACGGAAGAAGAATACAGCCTGGTAGCTTCAGCATTACGGATTCTTCTTTATCAGGTTCTGCTGGGTCCATTTCCGTCACGTTAAAGGACGATTATATGGGAAATCTGTACAGAGCAGATTCTTCCACTCCTCCCGCGACACAGAACTCTGTTGGTAACATTTTCTATGATGAAGGAATTGTTCTGATCAAGAGCCCACACCTCTACTTCTTTGGAAAACATCAGTATGAGATGTCTTTCAAAGGTGTTCACAACATATACACGCAGAAATATGAGATCTTGGCACCGTCAGGTCTGCTTAACTCATCTTCTAACGCCACGTATCTCGAGAATTCCTCAAAGCTAAAAGCTTCTGGTGATCCTACAGACCAAGATCCTTTCGTCTACATCTCGGGCCTCAACTTCCACGACGAGAATATGAACGTGGTGGCGAAGGCTCGGCTCGCCCAGCCAATCATAAAACGAGAAGGAGACAAGATTCTGTTTAAGGTAACGCTAGATTTTTAGGTTTAGCTAACAAGCTACCACCCAGATTGAAATCAACATGATATTTATGTCATGTATACAATTTATAGACATACATCAACTGTGACTGGAAAATCTTACGTAGGTTACACTTTGACAAAAAAGACGATGCAAAGAAGATGGATCGAGCATTGTAAAAGTGCTCAAGATGGTTCAAATACTGTTTTTCATCAGGCCATTAGAAAGCACGGGGAAGACTCGTGGATTCATGAAATTCTACAAGAAGGAATTTCTCCTGACGATGTTTTAGAGTTTGAAAAACTGTGGATTGATCAATGTCAATCACATTATTCTCGTCGTGGTTACAACATGACGCATGGCGGTGATGGAATGGTAGGAGTTTTGATCACCGAAGAGACAAGAAAGAAAATGAGTGAAAGCAGAAAAGGAAGATTTTTTTCCGTAGAAACTAGAGACAAAATACGAAAAAAGTCAATCGGAAGAAAACTCTCTGAGAAATCAAAAGAAAAAGTCGGAACGGCAACTATCGAAAGATTTAGCGACGAATCTTTTAAAGAAAAACACAAAGAAAAAACCAAAGAAGCAATGAAAAATCTTTCTGAAGAATTGAGAGAGAAATTACGCAGTAGAAGAAAATCGGTACACAAAATTTCTGAAGATCAACAAGTAATTCAAGTATTCATGTCGATTACTGAGGCAGCAAAATTTGAAGGTGTGACTTCAGCTGCAATAAGTGCTTGCATTAGAGGAAGATCAAAAAAATGTAACGGATTTGTGTGGAAATATGCCAAAGAAGACAAAGAAACGTAAGAAAAAAGGACATTATATAAGAGGCACCTACACCTCTCCGATCGCAGGTACTTGCAAATTTAGGTCATCATGGGAACTTAAAGTGATGATATTCTTAGACGCCCACCCTGACGTGGAGTCCTGGTCGTACGAGAAGACCGTAATAGAGTACGTGTCCAACGTGAGGTCCAAGAAGATTCGCAAGTACTACCCAGATTTCCTTGTGAAGTATAAAGACGGCCGGTCTGAACTAATCGAAGTCAAACCTAAGAGAAAGTTGGAACAACTCACTGTGAAGAAGAAAATGACTGCTGCTATGCTGTGGTGCTCAGAACGTGGAATGTCCTACAGAATAATGACAGAAGTCCAATTAAAGGAACTGGGTCTTTTATAGGAAAGTTTTACTGGATGTCATCTGGATGAACAATCCTCCCATGGCGAATCTTATCCTCGGTCTCGACGTCTCAACTTCCGTCACCGGAGTATGTGTGGTGGACCCCGCCCTCCAGCCAGACGGGACCGGTTCCCACATTGCCCACCTCGATCGAATCGAGTTTAAGAAGTGCGTGTCTCTATGGGAAAAGGCTGATCGTGTGAAACGGGATCTCCTCCTTCTCAAGACGAGATTCCCCTCCATAACGGGCTTCGCCCTCGAGGAACCTCTCCTCGGATTCTCCAAGGGTATGAGTTCTGCAGCCACCATTACCACTCTGATGCGATTCAACGGCATCGTGTCATACATCGGTCGAGAGGTGTTCGGTCTCGAACCTACATACATTTCGGCTGCCCATGCCCGCAAGTTATGTGGTGTGAAGTTGCAGAAGACCTCGGTGGCCGGCATGCCCCACAAGGAGCAGGTCTTCAAACACATGTGCGAACACGACCTGTCACACGTGGTGTGGCCACTCACACCTAAATCAGGAGCGATCGTGGGATGGAGTAGAGATGCCACCGATGCATACGTGATCGCTCGTGCTGCGTGTCTAGCAAAGAAGTAATTTTCAAAAAACAAAAAACCAGATAGTTAATTAGAGGAGAGGAAATAATTACCGATCATGAAGCTCACTGCAACACAACTCCGTCGTATCATCAAAGAAGAAGTTCAGAAGGTTATGAAGTCATCCAAGAAACGCGCTCTCAGAGAGATGGTCGAAGAGGCAGATGCCTCCTTCGAAATCCCAGAGATCTCTGCGCACGCCGAAGGATCAGACATGTCTGTTCAGGAGTTCGTTGGCATGGTCAAGGGAATGGCAAAGAAGTACAAGACCATCTCGTTCGAACCTGCAAACGCCCTCGACAAGGGCGATGGATACTCCGCAGAGTACGATTCCCTCCTCTCCTATGGTAGCAGGTCGGAACTCGAATCTCTCGCTAGAGATCTTGACGAGGAACTCATGGGCGGCGCACAATCGATAAACGATGAAGATTCTTTCGTGAATCTCGTCGAAGATAACTGAGTTACTCGATCCTCCGATCAAAAACGCCTCCACTTCGGAGGCGTTTCTCATTTGTGAACAGTTGAACGCGTGTGTGGTACGGTTATACCGTGGCCATCTTCAGCATCAGTGATAAACTCCTGTTCATCGAGTCGGTGTTCGGCAAGGGACACCTCGCAGGCAACGGGAGGAACTTCGATGTCCGGTGTCCCATCTGCGCGCCCTCGGATCCCTCCAAGAAGAAACTGGCGATCAGGACGGACGATGACAGGTGCCACTGTTGGGTCTGTGGTTTCAAGGCGAGGAACCTCGTCCCACTCATCCGCAAGTACGGTACACCCGAACAACTCGCGAAGTACAAGGAGGTCCTGGGGATCTCTGACGGCGGGAGCGGTGAACTGGTCACGGGGGAGAAGAACGAAGTACAGAGACTCGAACTCCCCAAGGACTTCACCCTCCTTCCTCTGGCCAAC